GATACTCTGCAAGTAAAATTCTTAATCGACGAGCAGATGTTAAATTATAATGTTATCTACAACTGGATTGTTGCTTTGGGTTTCCCTGATTCATACTCACAGTATGTTACCCTTCTCGCTGGTGATACTACTGCTTATGGTGAATTGGCAAAAACATGTTCTGATGCTACAATGCAGATTCTTGATGCGAACAATAATGTAATCAGAACAATTACGTTTACAGATTGCTTTCCGATTGCATTAGAATCTTTAACATTCGCATCAACAAATGAAGGTGTAAATTATTTAATCGGAAGTGCTACTTTTAGGTTTACTCTATACGAATTCGCCTAAGTATTATATTAATGTTATTTTGAGGTTATTATGAATATTGAGCAATTACAAGAAGCGTGGGACATTGACTGTCAAATAGATGATAACTATCTTGGCGAGACCACTACTGCTACACCAAAACTTCACTCCAAGTATCTAAAGATGCTTGTCAATATCAAACTTAAACATACAAAATTAAGTTCTGATTATAACATCCTACGTAAAAACAAATTTAGATTATATCGTGGGGAACTCTCACGTCAAGAACTAACTGATCTTGGTTGGGAACAATGGCAAGGTGTTAAACCATTAAAGAATGAGATGGATGAATTTCTATCAGGCGATACTGATTTGAACACAATGAAGGTAAAAATTGATTACCTTGAAACAATGATATATTTCCTTGAGTCAGTTCTTGGACAAATTAAAGCAAGAGACTGGCAGGTGAAAACAGCTGTGACCTGGAAAATGTTTCTTGCTGGAATGTAATGATAATTAAAATTGAAAAACTAGATGAAGTATATGTTCGTGTGTTTAGCGACGCAAGCATCGAACAAGAAATTGTTGACTTCTTTACCTATGAATATCCAGGTGCTCGTTTTACACCTCAGTTTAGAGCACGTCTTTGGGATGGCAAGGTAAGGTTATATGATGCAATTAGAAAAACACTTTATCTTGGTTTAGTAAATTATGTTGAATACTTCGCAGAACAAAATGGTTATCAAATTGAATATGTAAATGAAGTTTTAAAATCAGAACTAATCACTTCACACGATGTTGAACAATATTTAAAAACATTAGAACTGCCAGAAAAAATTGAAATTCGTGATTATCAAATAGATGCTATTAGTCATGCGTTGGCTAACCATCGTATCCTTTTATTATCTCCAACTGCATCAGGTAAATCATTTATTATCTACTCAATTATGCGCTGGCATCTACAAGAAGGTCGCAAGTGTATTATTATTGTGCCAACAACTTCTTTGGTTGAACAACTATACACAGATTTTGAAGATTACTCAACAGTAAATGGATGGCAAACTAAAGAACATTGTCAAAAATTATACAGTGGTTTTACTAAAGAGTTTACCAAAGATGTTTTAATTACAACTTGGCAATCAATATATCTGCAACCAAAATCTTGGTTTAAACAATTTGACGTAATGTTCGGCGACGAAGCTCACAATTTTAAAGCAAAATCTCTTACATCTGTTATGGAAAAAATGGATACTATTCATTACAGAATAGGAACTACTGGAACACTAGATAATAAGAAGGTACATAAATTAGTTCTTGAAGGTGTTTTTGGTAAAGTGTATAAGGTCACTACTACAAAGAAACTAATGGATAGTGGGAAACTCGCTGACCTAAATATTATGTGCGTGGTGTTAAAGTATAATGAAGAGATTCGTAAAGAACGAAAAAATAAAACGTACCAAGAGGAAATGGACTGGCTTGTATCTTGCGAACCAAGAAATAAGTTTATCCGAAACTTGGCAGTAAATTCTAAAGGTAACACGCTAGTTCTTTTTCAATACGTTGAAAAGCATGGCAAAGTTCTTTACGACCTTATTAAAAATAAAGTACACGAAGATCGAAAGATATTTTTTGTATATGGTGGAACTGAAACTGCTGATAGAGAAGCGATCCGCCATATAACTGAGGGTGAGTTTGACGGAATAGAATTAAGTTTTAATGAAATTATAATAAAATTGAGGTTAGATGAAAAAGTTCCACTTACAAATGGTAATTTTAAATATGCTAAAGATATAACTACTGAAGATGATATTTGCGATAAATGGGTGAAATTTAAACTTAAAAGGAAACAAAATGAAACCAACAAAGGTTAAGGAGGTACAGGGCGCAATTATTATTGCGTCCTATTAGTGAGGAACTTTCTCTACTGGTATTAATATACCATCAATTGAAAATGTAATATTTGCTTCGCCATCTAAATCAAAGATTAGAAATTTACAATCTATTGGTAGAGGGTTGCGTTTAAAAAACGGCAAAACAAAATGTAACTTGTTTGATCTTGCCGATGATCTTCATTGGAAATCTTGGAAGAATCATACGCTTAATCATGCAGCTGAAAGATATAAGACGTATGCTGAAGAAGAGTTTAAAATTAAACTTGTAGAGGTAGACTTATGTTAACTGGTAACGAATATTATGTTGTAATGAAATTGAGTACTGGTGAACAGATTATGGGTGTGTTGGAAAACGAAGATGAAACGCATCTTCAGATTTTAGATCCAATGATTATTAGAACTATACCTGTTCTGAGTGAAGGCAGAGAACATATTACTGCGCATCCGTATTGCCAATTTACAGACGACAATGTTTTTAATATAGATAGAAAAGATGTTGTGTTTATCAAACCTCTGAAAGAGATTATGATTCCCCACTACAAAAGAATCGTGTTAATGCACGATCAAGAAGGGGAAGTACAAACAGCAGATAAATTATCTCCAGAAGAAGCAACAAAGAGAATTGCTCAGCTTGCTGGAATCTTTGGAGACGAGTTAGATAACTCTTACGAAGAGGAACAAGTAAATAGTTATTACGTAGAAAGAAACGATACTAAACATTAACTCATATCAAACCCAACAGGGTTATTATACAGGTGTATGTTACACAAGGCAAATTTAAATGACTGCAAAATGCAGCTTCAAATAAGTTTGCTTTTTTTCATTTGCTGTTGTATAATATGGATATGACAAATAAAAAGGATTTAGAAATGCTATGGCTCACTACGTAAACAACGCTGACTTTCTCAAAGCAATTATTGAGATGAAAGAAAAAATAAAAGAAGCTGAGGAGAAAGGTTTACCAAAACCCATTGTTAGTAATTATATCGGTGAATGCATTTTAAAGATTGCAACTCATCTTTCTTATAAACCAAATTTTATCAACTACTCTTATCGGGACGACATGATCCTTGATGGGATTGAAAACTGCATTCAGTATATTAATAACTTTGATCCTGCTAAATCCAAAAATCCTTTTGCATATTTTACACAAATTATTTACTACGCTTTTCTACGCAGGATTGCAAAAGAAAAGAAACAATCATACATTAAAGGTAAGTTGATTCAGAACATGCCTTTTGAAATGTTTGAGTTACAAGAACAAGATGAGACTGGTGAGTTCCATAATGCCTATCTTGAGTTTATGCAACAAAATAATACATTCGATGACTTCATTGGTCGCAAGAAAGAAAAAGCTGCCAAGAAGAAAATGGAAAATACATTGAATGCATTTATAGATGATGAGGATACAAATGTCGAGATCAGTTCAGGATTGGATACGGAGTTTGGGGATACAGGCATCAACACGATCGAGGAATCGAAGAGCAGCGAGAACAAGAGCAAGAAACGGGAAAACACTTAGAAGTCCTACTTGGGATGCATATGATAATGTATTTGCATTGAATAAAATTATGACTACACAAACTGAAAATAAAATCTTTCTTGGTGCATCTGATTTTGAAGACTTCATTGTCGCTGAGATTCTCAATCGCAGAATCGCTGCAGGTAAAAAGACTATTCATCGCTCAACCAATGTTCTTTGTAACAGAGAAAACTGGGCGAACTGGGCAGAACAAACATTCAGTAAAGACCTATACCACCAATCAAATTCATCAAATGGTATAATCGTTGAACTTGATACTGACAACTACATTCGTTTTGATGTAAACAGTAACACAACTGATGTTCGTGCGTATGGTGATGAGGATTTCGCTGAAGCAATTATTGCATTGGTAACTGCAAAATTTGATGTTGTTAGTTGTCACATCGAATGGGTTTATGGTGGTGAAGGTCAATCGGTCAATGTTCCGCTAAATCGCGATCGTCTTCCAGTTGCTGAGATGTATCCTTTTTTAAAAGGTGAATCTCTTGAATCATATTACGATCGTTATATGGAATCGTCAGCTAACATCTTATTGTTAATTGGACCGCCTGGAACTGGTAAGACTACGTTCATCCGTGGTTTACTTGCACATTCAAACTCATCTGCCATTGTTTCTTATGATGCAGGAATCTTAGACAAAGATGGATTCTTTGCTCGTTTCATTGAGTCTGATGACAATGTAATGGTTCTTGAGGATAGTGATACATTTCTAAAACCACGTAGCGATGGTAATACAATGATGCATCGTTTCCTTAACGTAGGTGATGGTCTTGTTACAACTAAAGGTAAGAAGATGATCTTCTCTACTAACCTACCATCTATCCGCGATATTGATTCTGCGCTTACACGTCCAGGTCGCTGTTTCGATATTGTTACCTTTGAAACATTAACGCTGAAAGATGCGCAAACACTTGCTGATAAACTTGGTGTTCCTCTTCCAACAAAACCACGTGGTAAAGAAACTGAGAAGTACTCTATCGCTGAAGTTTTCCATGCACAAACAAACAAACCAGCTGACAGAAAGGTAGGTTTCATTTGAAAGTTGCTATAATAACCGACATTCATTTTGGTGCTAGGAATGACAGTATTGCTTTTCTTGACTTCTTCGAAAAATTCTATGACAATACTTTCTTTCCTACTATTGAGTCAGCTGGTATTGACACAGTTCTTATTCTTGGTGATACTTTTGATAGAAGAAAATACGTCAACTTTTATGCTTTGGACAGAGCAAAGAAAATGTTCTTCTCTAAGCTGGAAGAAAAAGGTATTACTGTTTACATGCTGGCTGGTAATCACGACACTTATTATAAGAATACCAATGAGGTAAACTCTCCTGAGTTGTTATTGGCTGAGTATAATAACATTGAAGTTATCTCTGAACCAAAAACAATCAGCGTTAATGGTTATGATGTTTGTATGCTACCTTGGATATGTCCTGAAAACTACCAAGATAGTATGGATGAAATTAAAAATACAACAGCAACAATATGCATGGGGCATCTTGAGATAGCTGGCTTCGCAATGTATAGAGGAATGGAAAGCCATGAAGGATTTTCTGCAGAAACTTTCAACAAATTTGACCTTGTTTTTAGTGGTCATTATCACCATCGCAGTAACAACGGCAATATTTACTATTTGGGAAATCCGTACGAACTTACTTGGCAGGATTATAACGATCCCCGAGGATTCCACTTGTTTGACTTCAGTACAAGACAACTCAACTTCATTGAAAATCCTTATCGAATGTACGAAAGAATTGAATACTCCGATAAAGAAGTCGAACCTATCGACTTAGATACTATCGACTTAAAAGAAAAATTTGTTAAACTTGTTGTAATTGACAAAACTGATTTTTATAAATTTGACAAGTTTACTCAGAAGTTATATAATAAAGAATGTCACGAAATTAAGATTGTTGAAGATCTTTCTGAGTTTGAATCTGGCGAGATTGATGAAGAAATTAATTTAGAAGATACAGTTTCTGTTCTTGGAAATTATATTGATTCAGTTGAGACTGATGTTGACAAAGAAAAAGTTAAATCTTACATGCGTGGCTTATATATAGAAGCAGTTAATTCTACGGATACCGTGTAAAATTTCCAAGGGACATTACTTTTCTATCTCTAATACGTGATACTAATATAGGATTATTAAACGCACTCGACTTAGACATTTTTGCTTTAGTTTCATCAGACCTAGTTAATCCAGTTCTTGAGAGGTAGTTTAATGAGCACGTGTAAACTTGATGTTAGTGATTGGGATCCAAAACAATATGAGATCCAACTTTTCTGGCCACTTACAGAACAGACTAATCTTGATTTAGATTATACTCCATGCGAAGAGTATCGAAATACATTAAGAAAAGATACTACTCCAGAGTATAAACGATATTGTAATAGAGTTCATAAGTTATCTAAGAAAATTTATGAACAATTTATGGATGAAATAAACCCCAATAATTATCCAAGGGGTTTAGCTGGTGAAACTGGTGTGTATCATTTAGATCATATTGTTTCTATCAGATATGGATTTGATAATAACCTTCTTCCAGAAGATGTTGCTTGTAAAGAAAATTTACAAATGCTTCCATGGAAAGAAAACATTAGTAAAGGTAAATAACCCTGTGATAGTCTTCCGCTCCGTGCAATGGAAAAACTTTTTATCTACTGGCAACTCACCCAATAAAGTATTACTAAACAAATCTCAAACTACTTTAATCATTGGTAAAAATGGTGAGGGTAAAAGCACAATCTTAGATGCTTTGTGTTTTTCTTTATTTGGTAAACCATTTC